AGCTAATTCTCATCGACAACAAAAAATTGAGGTTTCTAAACATAAAGCGGCTTTTTTAGGTAGATTAGGATATTTATATGTAATCTAAGTATTTAAAAATAGCAGTTATGAAAGACGAAAAATTCAACCAAGACATTAAAAAGGCCGTTGACGGTTATTTAGGTGTCCAACTAACACTAGACGAAACAGACCAAGAAATGGATTGTTCATCTGGCGTTTGCGTCATTAAAAATGATAAGAGTATCCTTGAAAGGATAAACAAAAAAATAATAACAGAAGACGGTAGACAACTATTGATTTAACATGGCCAACAAATTTAACCAGAGCTTACTAAACGAAGAGCTTAAGAAATTCAAGATGATTTCTGAGTATACATTCTATACCGAAGAACCAAAAAAAGACGACGCTGAGGACCTTATTTTAGGTGCTGGTGGTTTAGCCGAGGTTGATGATGACCCAAATGATGTCGATAGTGCTGAAGCACCTGACGCTGCTGCCGACCCTGCTGTTGACCCTAACGCTGCGCCACCTGTGCCAGATGCAGCCACTGCAACCCCTGATATGGACCCTACAGCTGATGCTGGGGCCGTTCCACCACCTGAGGGTGCTGATGCTGGGGCTATTCCACTACCACCGCCTGACAACGCTGGCGGTGACGAAGTAGAGGTTGATGTAACGTCACTTGTTAAAGGTAGTGAAGAAGCAAAACAATCAGCTGATAACGCAAGTCAAAATACCGATACATTATTAGCTAAATTTCAAGATTTAGAAAGCAGAGTTGGTGCCATGGCAGCAATCAGCGATAAAATCGAAACACTAGAAAAAGAGATAATCAAACGTAACCCAACACCAATTGAATCATTAGAAATGAGGTCAATGAAATCATTCCCATATAACATTAAATTAACAGATTATTGGAAAGATGTTGAAGGGTATAACCCAGACGGCGAAGACAAAGAAAAAGAATACGTTTTAACACAGGATGACGTTGACGCAGATTTTGCTGACGCATCAGTTAAAAAGTCATTTGACGAAACCGATTACGAAGAAGAAGAAATATCATAATTAACCAAAACCAACAATAAAGGGCTTTTTAGCCCTTTTTTTTTATTTTTAAAAATAAATTTCACTCAGAAGTTGCAATGACAAAAATTGTGTCGTATATTTGCCATATTAATTACAAAGAAACTGTTTTAAATGCGATTAAATCGCTTGACTTTTTCAAATTATTTAGTATATTTGTACAAGAAAGATTAACATAATAACAAGTATATATAACACACAAAAAAAAACAAAAACCAAACACGACTATGGAAACAACAACACAGACAACAACACAGAGCACATTAGATGCAATGCTAGCGCAGTACGAGACCAACGCAAACTCCTACACTAAAGCTGACGCTAAGGTTTACGACCTAAAGAATTATTTTACAACGCACATCGGTGAAAAAGTAAAAAGCGCAACAAAAAGAATCAGAATCCTCCCAACAAAAGACGGCTCAACACCATTCGTAGAACTTCATGGACATAAGGTTCAAGTTGACGGAGAGTGGAAGACATTAGTTTGTCTTAAGAATAACGGGACTGAAGCTGATTGTCCTTTCTGCGAAGCTAATGATGCGTTACGTGCAACGGGTAAAGAAGCCGACAAAGAATTAGCTAAGAAGTACAACTCTAGGAAGATGTACGTAGTTAAGGTTATCGACAGAGATAACGAACAAGACGGTCCAAAATTTTGGAGATTCAATCACGACTACCGCAAGCAAGGTGTATTGGACAAAATCTTCGGAGTTTTGCAAGCAACTGGTAAAGACATTACCGATGCAACAACTGGTAGGGACTTATTAGTTCTTATAGCAAGAGACCAAAACAACCGTCCAACAATCCAAACAATTTCACACATGGACCCAACACCATTGAGCACAGACGCTGAGTTATCAGCACTATGGTTAGATGATGTAAGAACATGGGATGATGTTTATGCAACCAAGTCTTACGAGTATCTTGAGATTATCGTTAAGGGTGGTGTCCCAATGTGGGATAAAGTTGCGAAGAAATTCGTTAACAAGAATGAAGTTTCAACAGAACCAGTAGCTGGATTAGATGAAGAACTATCAATAGGGGTTGCTAATGTTAAACCAAACATAACAACAGCGGCACCTACTGTAGCAGCAACCGTAACCGCCGAACCAACGGTAGATACAGCGGATGAAGAAGATGATTTGCCCTTTTAAAACGGTAGGGTTATAAAATAGTTTTACCTTTCTAAGTGTTCTGCATATTTATTAGTATGCAGAACATCATGAAAGAAGAGATTAAACAAAAAAAGTGTTTTAAATGTGCGTTGATATTACCAATATCAGAATTCTATAGTCATAAACAAATGGCTGATGGTCATTTAAATAAATGTAAGAATTGTACTAAATTAGACACTATTAATAATGAGAATCTTTTAAGAAAAAATCCAGATTGGATAATTTCAGAAAGAAAAAGACATCGGGATAAATACTATAGATTAGAATATAGGGGAAAATATAAGCCAACGACAGAAAAGAAGAGAGCGACTATTAGGTCTTATAATCAAAAATATCCAGAAAAGGCTATGGCTAGAAAGTATACAGAAATTTTTCTAACTAAAGCACCTGAAATAAATTTACATCACTGGTCATATAATCAAGAAGATTGGTTAGATATAATCGAGTTAGATTTGAAAGACCATTATTTTATTCATAGATATATTATTTATGACCAAGAAAAAATGATGTACAAACAATTAGACGGGGTATTATTAGATACTAAGAAAAAACATTTAGATTATTTACATTCATGTAAGATGAAATATTTGTTATAAAAATTAAAAAACATGAAAACAAGAGCAAAAATGACTTTAGTAAGCATAACCCCCCCACCCAAGTCATTTGTACTACATAATATCCAGTTTTAAACCAACCATAGATGGCAAAGTTACCAGTAAAAAAAGTCATAGAGCAAAAACCATTCAACAACGCCGACTTTAAAAAATCATTAGGCTTAATTGACCAGAATGTAAAAGATAAAGAATTAACATGGATTCCATTTAAAAAAGGTTTTCATGATGCAGTGGGTGTACCAGGTGTTGCACGTGGTTATACATCACAATTCAGAGGTTTCTCTGACGTTGGTAAATCAACGGGCATATATGAAACAATTGCTGGTGCCCAAAAATTAGGTGATTATATTGTAATCTTCGATACTGAAAAAAGTTTTGATTGGGAACACGCTAGAAATATCGGTTTCAATTTCGAATATGTATGTGATGAAGATGGTGCTGTTATTAACTATGTCGGGCCAGATTTTATGTATTTTGATGGTAGCGATTTATTAGCACTCTATGAGTGTTATGATTATAAAGATTCTAAAATGAAAACAACCCCATTACGATTCGTACCTGTTGTAGAAGACATCGCTAGATGTATGAATCAAGTTTTGGATAGCCAAGCTAAGGGTGAACTTAACCATAATATTACATTTGTTTGGGATTCTATAGGCTCTATTGGTTGCTACCAAGGTGCTGTTTCAAATACGAACAACAATCAGTGGACAGCTGGTGCTTTAAAGAGAGAATTCGAATCAATACTCAATTTCAGAATTCCTGTATCAAGAAGAGAAACATCTCCGTTCATAAATACGTTTGTCACTGTACAGAAAATTTGGTTAAGACCAAACGCTGTGGGACAACCGACGATTATGCAAAATGGTGGTGAAGGATTCAAGTATGGTGTTAGAATGATATTCCACATGGGTGGTAAAACAACATCATCAGCTAAAAAACTGGACGCAGAGAAGGATGGTAAAACATATAACTACGGTGTTAGATGTGACATCGAATGTATCAAGAATCACGTCAATGGAATTGAGAGAAGTGGTAGTATTGCATCAACGTCACACGGATTCTGGAACCCAGATGAACTTAAGGAATACAAGAAACAATACGAAGAATTTATCAAAGAAAAGTTAGGTACTGAATACAGTGACTTTTCACTCACTGAACACGATAGTGAGTAATTTTTTAACCTTTTAATAAAATGTTGTGAACAAACGACCACCACGCAACGGTGAAAAAGTAGAGAAGATACAAAATACGTTATTGGTTGATGGGAACGCATTATTTAAAATGGGTTTCTTCGGGGCCAAGAATATGTACAATCATAAGGCCGAGCATATTGGTGGTCTATATCAATTTCTTACAACACTTCGTAAGCTATTAGTCGAAAATCTATACCATAGAGTCTATGTATTCTGGGACGGTAAATATAGCGGCAAGCTACGATATAACCTATACAATCAATACAAGAGTGGAAGAGGCAAGGATTACATCAATGGCACCCAGCCAATAGATGAATCAGAACTCATACAGAAGGACATGATTGGACAGTATTTAAACTGTCTATTCATCAGGCAACTGCAAGATGAGTTTGTTGAGAGTGATGACTTCATTGGATATTATTGCACAAACAAATCACGTAATGAAACGATAACAATCTGTTCAACGGATAGAGATATGTACCAACTAATTTCAGATGATGTAAAAATATATTTTTGCGATTTGAAGGTTTATGTTGATAATACCAATTATTCTTCGTATTTTAGCTATAAACCACAAAACGGTGCTTTGGTAAAGACCATCATCGGTGATAATAGTGATAGCATTAAGGGTGTGAAGGGAATTAAGGAAGGTCGCTTGTTTGAATTCTTCCCAGAATTTAATGAGAGAGTACTATCACTTGACGATATCATAACCAAAGCGGCTACACTACAAGCGAAAAGAATTGAGAATAAACAACCACCATTAAAGGTTTTAGATAACCTTATGAATGGAATAACAGATGGCATTCAAGGTGATAAGCTTTACGAAATAAATTCAGTGTTGGTGAATTTAAGAAATCCACTCATGACCGAAAAAGCTATCAACGATTTAGACGAATTAATGAACGCAACATTTAGACCCAGTATTGATGGGTTAAAAAATGTTCTAGTGCAAATGAAAATAGACGGGTTGGAACACGAAATCGGTTCCACTAGATACCCTGATTACCTTATTCCGTTCAAACAATTAATAGAGCGTGAGTTAAAACAAGAAAACCAATAACATGAGCACAACAACAGTAGCTACTCCTGTAGCGAAAAAAATCGAAGAACAACGGTTTGAATTTGTATTGTACATTAACAAACACATTGTCTGTCAGAGGTATTTTAATATCCGAGATTATAACGAAAAATCACCACGTTCACTTGAAATCAAAGACTTGATGGATAGACTAGTCGGAATGAACAACGTGGGTGGACTTGGTTTAATACCAAATCGCTTAAAGAATAAATCTGTTGAATACTTGTGGAAAAACTATAATCCATATTATCAACAAAAACCAGAAATCGGAAAAAATATTTTCGACAAGCTGGATACGTTTGATTTCGAGATAAAGGTTGACAAAGTTATAGTAGCACAAAGCACTTTTTCGGGTAATTTCTTCCCACCACAGGTAAGATACCAAGTTGACATTAAGGAAATAATTCCTGACATCATATCAGAAATAAAAGATGTGCTAAGTGCTAAAAAATATACAACAAAGTTTGCCGATGTGGTACTTTAAGTATATTTATTAATCTAAGCGTTTTAAACAACCAATCACAAATAATGGCGAAAATAAATAGAGATAATTTTGCATACTTAGGTGGAGATTTTCAACTTCGACTAGTTGCACAACTACTTGTAGATAATAGGTTTGCTGAGTCGATAGTTGAGATATTAAGTCCCAATTATTTCGAAGACCAAGCATTGAAACATATTGTTTCTACTATAAAGGACGCATATGCTGAGCATAACGTAATTCCTGATATGGGAAGTATAGAATTCAGAATTCTAGGCTCAGTAATTAATGAGATGGACCAGAAATTTGCAATTGGTCAGCTTAGAAAAGTACAAGAAGCTAACTTAAATGATAGCTTGGTAGTACAAGAGCAAAGCATGCGTTTTTGTAAACAACAAGAACTAAAAAGGTCCATTGCGGAAATCCAAGCAATCATCGACAAGGGAGATATCTCAAAATACGAAGAATGTGAAGAAATCCTTAAAAAAGCCATGGACCACGGTGATAATAAAGACAACGGTATGGATGTGTTCGATGATATCGAATTAGCCTTGGCCGATGACTTCAGGAAGCCGATTCCAACGGGTATAAATGGCTTGGATGAGATAATGGATGGTGGCCTCTCAAGAGGTGAATTAGCTGTTATATTGGCACCATATGGTGTTGGTAAAAGTTTACCATTATCAAATAGATTATATACACCAAATGGTTGGGTCACAATGGGTGATATTAAACTTGGTGACGCTGTTATTGGGAGAGATGGAAAACCAACTAATGTTATTGGGGTATATCCGCAAGGCATCAGGCCAATATATCGAATTTCATTCAACGATGGAACATCAACATTTTGTGATAAAGAACACTTATGGGCTGTGAACTCTATTAATCAAAGGAATAGGTCTTCATGGGAAAATGGTAAAAGAATTAAACTAAAACCAGATTTATCATTTAAAGTCGTTAAGACAGAAGATATTATTAATAGTTTAACATATGGTGGAAAGAAAAAATTAAATTATAAAATTCCGATGGTCAATCCAGTTCAGTTTGAGGAACAAAAAATAGACTTAAATCCATATATTTTAGGTTTGTTACTTGGTGATGGATATATGAAATCATCAAGTATAACAACTAAAGATGTTGAAATTATTGATAATATAAGGTTAATATACGGCGATGAATTTATATCAGTGAATGAAAGGTGTAGAGATATTGATAAGGGTGATATTTTAGTTCAGCAATGTCAATTTAATGTTTGTATTTTTAATTTAACTGATAAAATTAAGAGATTAGGTTTATTCGATAAAAAATCAGATACTAAGTTTATACCAAAAAATTATCTATATAATTCAATTAAGAATAGAACCGAACTTTTACAAGGATTATTAGATACTGACGGAACAGTTAATACTAGGGGTGGGATAGAATATTGTACCGTTAGTGAAGTGCTTTCAAATGATGTTAGGGAATTGGTATTATCATTAGGTGGTTTTTGTAAAATTAAAACAAAAAAATCTTATTGTACGCATAATGGTGTTAAAAAAGAAGGAAAGTTAGCCTATGTGTTAAATATTTCATTCCCAGAAAAAAATAACATAACACCTTTTAAATTATCTAGAAAGTTAAATAAGATAAGAAATAGGGTTAAATATGATGATAACAAATTCATATATTCGATTGAGTATTCTCACCAAGAAGAAGCACAGTGTATCATGGTTGATAATTCGGAACAATTATATGTTACTGATGATTATATAGTAACGCATAATACAACGATGATGACTAAGATAGCTAACTCAGCTAAAGACCATGGTTGCAATGTCTTACAAATATTTTTTGAGGACATGCCAAAGGTTGTACAAAGAAAACACATAGCGTGTTGGTCTGGGTTCGAACTTAACAGTTTGTCGGAGCATAGAGAAGAGCTAATGGCGATGCTTAAGGTGAAGAAAAGTGAGGCTGGTCAGATAAGATTTAAAAGATTCGCTAGTGATAGTACCACTATTCCGATGATTAGACAATATATCAGAAAAAAGATTGCACAGGGGTTTAGACCTGACATGATTGTCTTAGACTATATTGATTGCGTAATCCCATCAACAAATATCGAAGATGTAAATGTCGGTGAAGGAAGGGTAATGAGACAGTTTGAAACATTATTGATGGAGTTTGACATGGCTGGATGGACTGCTGTACAGGGCAATAGAAGCTCATTAGACGCTGAAGTAGTTGATGGTAAGATGATGGGCGGTTCAATTAAAAGAGGTCAAATTGGGCACTTTGTGGTGTCAATAGCGAAGACCTTAGACCAAAAGGAAGAAGGAACAGCTACAATGGCAATCATTAAGTCTAGGTTTGCCAAAGATGGAATGATTTTCCCAGATATTAAATTCGATAACTCTAGAATGCAAATTGATTTGAATGCAGAGAAAGGGGCTATGACGCAAGTCGAGTATAAGAAGAGCAAGGAGAAGGAAGAGAGCTTACACGTAGCAACTATGTTGGAAAGTATGCAGAGAAGGAAGAGGCTTATTTCTTCAGGAGAAGCAGATACAACAATAACAACAACATAAATAAAAAAAAAAGAATGGATTTAAAGAAATTAAAAGATGAAATAAAAACACCTTGGGGTGAAATAGGTTATATAACATTTAAAAGAACTTATGCTAGGAGATTAAAAGAAGATGACCCTAATAGCAAAACAGAAGAATTTTGGCAAGTTATCCAACGAGAGTTAGATGCATCTGATAAACAATTGAAAGTAGGATTTACTGATGAAGAAAAAATAAGATATGCAACAACTAGGTTACAATTAAAATGGAGTGTTGCTGGTAGATTTATGTGGCAATTAGGGACAAAAACTGTTGATAGATTAGGATTACCTTCACTTCAAAATTGTGCTTTCACGGTTGTTAACGAACCGATAAGACCTTTTACATGGTGTTTTGAGATGTTAATGTTAGGTAGTGGTGTTGGTTATAATATACAAAGGCATCACGTTTATCAAATACCAAAGCTTAAAAATAAGATAAGGGTTGAGAGATTGGACGAAGAAAATGCTGATTTTATTGTTCCAGATACTAGAGAGGGTTGGATTAAATTATTAGCTAAATTATTAAAGGCTCATTTTTATAGTGGTGAAGGTTTTTCGTATAGCACTCAACTGATTAGAGGTAAGGGTGCACCAATCAAAGGGTTTGGTGGTTCTGCTAGTGGGCCAGAAGAACTATGTTGGGGTATATCTGAGATAAATAAAATTCTTAATAATAGAAGTAATAAAAAATTAAGACCGATAGATTGTTTGGATATAATGAATATTATAGGGTTCATTGTTGTTTCTGGTAATGTAAGAAGGTCAGCTCAATTGTCGATTGGGGATTATGATGATGGTGAGTATTTAAAAGCTAAGAGATGGGATTTAGGTTCAATTCCGAATTGGCGTAGTATGAGTAACAATAGTATTGCATCACCGAGTGATTTAAATGATTTACCTAAAGAATTTTGGGAAACATATGAACAAGGTGAACCATATGGTTTAATAAACCTTGACTTGAGTAGGAAAGTAGGTAGAACCAATGATACAAATTATCCAGACCCAGATGTTGAAGGATATAACCCCTGTGCAGAACAAAGTTTAGCAGATAAAGAGACTTGTTGTTTATCAACAGTTTTTTTACCAAATATTGTTAGTTATGAAGAGTTATTAGAATGTTTGACGTTTGCTTATCGAATGAATAAGCATAGCTTATCACTCCATTGCTCATTAAAAGAAACTGAAATAATTGTAAATAAAAATATGAGAATGGGTATTGGAATGGCTGGATATTTACAAGCTTCAGAAGAACAACGGTCTTGGTTAAGTAATGCTTATGATTGGCTTAGGGATTTTGATAAAAAATATTCTGACACACATAATTTTCCTATAAGTATAAAACTTACCACAGAAAAACCAGATGGTACACAAGCGTTATTACCAAGTCATGTTGATAAAGATGGGGAGATAATAGCTGGGGTAATATTGCCAGGTGTGCATCCGTCACCAGCTGGTGAACCATATTATATAAGAAGAATGAGAATTTCATCACAAAGTAATTTAATTGATGTTTGTAAAAAACATGGATATAATATAGAATTTCAAAAAAACTTTGATGGTAGTAATGATAAAACCACAATAGTTGTTGAATTCCCATGTCAACTATCAGAGGGTACACCGATAGCAGCAACATTTGGTTGGAGAGAACAATTAGATGCCGTTAGACGGGTTCAAAGAGAGTGGAGCGATAACAGTGTTAGTTGTACTGTTTATTATAAAAAAGAAGATTTACCAGAAATAAAAGAATATCTATTAGAACATTTTAATAATGAAATAAAAACCGTTAGTTTTCTATTATATCATGGGCATGGATTTGTTCAGGCCCCGTATGAAACAATATCAAAAGATAAATATGATAATATGGTGAGCAATATAATACCTATCACAAGTGTTGAATTAAAGGAAGAGGATGTGGTAATTGAAGATTGTTTATCAGGTTCTTGTCCAATAAAATAATTCAATGTTTAACACCAAAAAGGTGCTGGTTTTATTAACCAGCACCTTTTGTCTTTTTAAACATATTTATAAAGATATAAATATGATGAAAAAGCACTACGATGAGAAATATTTTATTGAAATGTGCCGATTAGTAACAATTACTCAAAATAATTAAAAGGGGCTTTATCGCCCCTTTTTTTATACATTTACTTCTAAAAATAATTTCTTATTATATTTATGATAAATCAAGCACATGGCTAATGGAAAATACATAAATATAAACTATCCCTTCAAGGACAGTCCACAGGGTTTCTTTTTGGATTTAAATTCAGAGGACCAATCAGCTATTAAGGCTGATTTGCTTCATTTATTGTTGACTAGAAAAGGTCAGAGGCTTTATAACCCAGATTTTGGAACTGATTTGATAAAATTCATTTTTGAACTCAATGATACAATAACATTAGATGAATTAAGGGATGAGGTCAAAGCTTCGGTAAAAAAATACCTACCACAATTATCGATAACTAACCTAACAGTAACACAATCCGAGGATAACGATTATGCCGCTGTTGTTAGATTAGATTACACAATAACAGATACTGTATTTGATATAGTAGATTTCGTAATAATAAACGTTTAAATATGGCACAATTAGTTAAATATACAAGCAGGTCATTTGCAGACATAAGGACTGATTTAGTTAATATGGTTAGGCAATACTACCCAGACATCTTCAATGACTTCAATGACGCATCCGTTGGTATGATGTTATTAGAGCTAAATGCTGCCGTTGGTGATATGTTATCATTTAATACCGATAGAATGTTCCAAGAAACGCAGATTGATTATGCACAGGAAAGAAGTTCTGTGTTATCATTAGCAAGAACATTTGGGTTAAAAATACCTGGCAAGAGACCTTCGATTACCATTGTCGATTTTTCGGTAACATTACCAGTATTCGGTGATACTTTTGATATTTCATACGCACCCTTAATACAAAGTGGTGCACAGGTTTTAGGTGCTGGTAAGGTATTTGAAACAACATATGATATTGATTTTTCTTCTCCATTTAATATTGGTGGTATACCAAATAGAATAATAATCCCAAATTTTAATTCAAATGGTACTTTAATAAATTATACCATTACAAAAAGGGAGATAGTTTTAAACGGTTATAGTAAAATTTTTAAAAAAATTATTAACTTATCTGATGTTGTGCCATTTTTAGAGGTAGTATTACCAGATGATAATATTTTATCAATCGAATCAATCATAGCATTAGATGGAACAAATTTTGTAACCGACCCAACACCTGAACAATTCTTAACAGATGATTACAGATGGTTTGAGGTTGATGCTTTGGCTGAAGATAAAATATTCGTTGAAGATTTTAATAAAGTTTCTGATAACGCTTCAATAAAGGTTGGTAAATATATAACAGTTAATAAAAGGTTTATCAGAGAATATACCGACCTAGGTTTTACTAAACTAATATTTGGTGGGGGTACACAAGATACGAGTTCACTTTGTGACTTTGATGTGAACCCAAATTTGATAAATCAAATAGGTGATTTTATCAATAATCTTTCTTTAGGAATAACACAAAACCCTAATACAACAATGTTTGTTAAATATAGAATTGGTGGTGGTGTCGATTCTAATATCGGTCAAGGAATTATTAGTTCGGTTGGTTTAATGAATATGTCAGTGAATGGTTCTGATACGGTTAAGAATAATGCGGTTAAAGCATCATTATTAGTTAATAATCCACTACCAGCATTAGGTGGTAGAGATGAGCCATCAATTAATGAAATTAAAAATCTTGTTAGATATAATTTTGCTGCTCAAAATAGAGCAGTGACTATTAAGGATTACCAAACAAGAATTGCTTTAATGCCAGGTCAATTTGGGGTACCATTTAGAACTGGTGTGTTTGAAGAGCAAAATAAAATTAAGATTTACACGCTAGGCCTAAATGCCGATGGTAATTTAGATAATACTTCAACAAGTACATTGATGGAAAATATTGCAACATATCTATCAGACTATAGAATGCTTAATGATTATATCGAAGTAACGAACGGTAGAGTTGTTAAC